ATGATACACCTGAAGTTATATAAGGATTCTTTTTATGATTATATAAAGTATGAGGGGTTTACGGAGATAATGGAGCAGGCGCGGTTGCACATATCGAATTGGTGTGAGACTGACGTTTACAATACGAAGGGCATGGCTGCTGGGAAGCTTGCCTACATGAAGAATATTCATTCATGGGCCGAGAAGATAGAGACGAATAATTATACGGAGCAGAGGGTTGTGAGTGTAGACGAGGCTAGGAGTAAGCTAGAGATGCTTGCGCCGAAGCTTTTGGAGCTTTTACAGAATCATGCAAGTGTGGTGAACCAGATAGCGCATCAGGACGCGGAGGTTATTGAGGATGCTTGAGGGACGGATTTCAAAGGCTGTTGTAGTGCAGGACAAAGAGAGCAAGCAGACCGTGTTGATGGGGTACGCGGAGTATTATGGGGATAGAGTAAATTTCAAGGTCGCTTATGATTTTGAGACTTTGGATTTTAATTGGTTTCTAGAGACATTAAGAGAGCAATTAGCAGAAGACCTAGATATCCCACCTTATAGGATGGATATACAAGAAGAGAAGCTTTTGAGACTTATGGAAAAATATCACCATGCTTACAAGGGGCTAAACTAATGGCTGACAGATGCAAGATAAGCTTTCTTGAAGATATAGAATATGATCTTGCAATAACTAATTCTGGCTGGCCGGAAAGAATTGCTTGCTATGATACGACATTTGATTGGACAGCACCCATAAGCCAAGGATTCGCTTCTGCACATGCAATTGCTTATGACGATGAACATTTCCCTTGGAATATGCTTGTCGGGTTGAGTAGTGGTTCAGTATCGAAATATACGCCAATAGGCAGTTTAGGGCTTTTAAGTTCTCAAATTTTTGGAGCTAGCCGCCCCGATAACGTCCATCAAATAATAAGACATAAAAATAAATATTTTGCTTATGGCGCTGGTGAATATTATGGGAGTGTTTCATCATTTGACCCATCAATAACGCCTTATGTTTGGAATGTTCTTACTTTGCCTCTCGATTTAAGTAGGCAAATTGGGTATACGGGCTTGGCCGAAAGTAGCGATGGGGAAACTTTAGCTATAGTTGGCTACAAAGGGACAGCAGAAAGGTTTCTTGGCTTTAGCTATAACGCTGGTCAAAGCTGGGAAAACATTGTGCAAACGGGGCAGTATTATAGACACCTCTTGTTCCATAAAGGTTTTTTTTGGCTTTGTAGCCCCTCAACCGGATTGTGGATAAAAGTAAATCAAACAGGAGAAATCCAAGGTAATTATTTTGGCCCGTCCGGTTTAGCACTCAACTCTGTTTCTTCTTATGCGGGTGGTGCTATCACTGACGGGGAAGATATGGTTATGATGGCACATGACACAGGTGTTTATTTTACTAACGATGATGGCCTATCTTGGCAAAAAGCTACTTTTGGGACAAATGCTATAACAACATTACACTATAGCGAGAAATATGGCTGGCTTGCAGGGCATAGTATGCAGTCTAGTGAAGACCCGATTTTGTTCCGAGGTATCCCACCATATACTGATGCTCACTGGTTCCCTATTTATCGACGGGAAGGGTATGGTGGTGGCAGTACAAACTTACTTTTTTATTATGATTATAGACTGTCATAAGGAGGCGTATGGGATACCTTGACGATCTGACAAAATCACTTGTAGAAATTTATGCTAAACAATTAAGCGAAGCAGAACAGAAAGAGTTGATGGTTTGCCTTGAGGTTTTGGCAAACGACCAGAAATATAATAAGTTTAAAAACTTCTTCCCCGATGAAGGGAATTTTAGGCGAGAGCTTTATCCCAAGCAGGTTAGTTTCTTTAATGCAGGAGCCACCTTTAAAGAGCGTGGCTTTATTGCTGCGAACCGTGTTGGGAAGTCGGAAGCGGGAGCATACGAGACTGTTTGCCATGCTACAGGACAATACCCTGAGTGGTGGAGCGGCTTGAGGTTTAAGCACCCCCCACTTATTTGGGTTGGTGGTGATACTGCCACAACGGTTCGTGACATTATCCAAAAGAAACTAATTGGAGAAATGAACGATATTGGTAGCGGGATGCTGCCCAAAGAGAGCATCGCTGACTACAAGACAAGAAGGAACGTTCCAGAGGCGATAGAAATACTCAAGATAAAGCACTTAACGGGTGGTATTTCGACCATTGTTTTAAAGACATATGAGCAGGGACGAGCAACTTGGCAGGGAACCGAAGTTGATTTTATATGGGTTGATGAAGAATGCCCCGAAGATGTGTACGGTGAAGCTCTTATCCGCTTAATGACTACCAAAGGCAGCATTATTACCACGTTTACACCGCTCCAAGGTGTGACTCCATTGGTGCTTTCCTTCCTAGACAATAGCCAAGATACAGAAGCAAAATACCCGAAATGGGTAGAAATCTGTACTTGGGATGATGTCCCTCACCTTACCGAAGAAGAAAAAGAGAAAACCCTAGCCAATACCCCACCGCAGTTGCGGGATGCTCGTAGCCGTGGTGTTCCTACTGTTGGAGAGGGCTTAGTTTACCCTGTAGACCCGAAGCATATCATTGTTGATGACTTCCAGATGCCTAAGCATTTCAAGAAGCTTTATGGAATGGACGTTGGTTGGAACAATACGGCTGCTTTGTGGGGAGCTTGGGATGTAGATAATGACATTGTTTATATCTATTCCGAGCACAAAATGGGGCAAGCAGAGCCAGTTGTTCATGCAAAAGCCATAAAAGCGCGTGGAGAATGGATAAAAGGGCAAATTGACCCTGCTGCTAGAGGCAGAAGTCAAATAGACGGTGAACAGCTTTATATGATCTACAGAAAAGAAGGATTGAAGGTTTATCCTGCTAATAACGCTGTAGAGGCTGGTATTTTCAACATTTGGGAAAGATTTACTACAGGCAGACTTAAGATATTTAAATCTTGCACAATGTTGTTGCGTGAATTATCGTTGTATCATCGTGACGAAAAAGGAAAGATTGTAAAAACTAACGATCACCTTTTAGACTGTCTACGATATATGATAAACGCTGAACCTAGTGCTTGGTCGTATCCACAAAACCCCTCGCAAAATAAGGTGGTTAATATTAACCATTACATGAATGCGTGTGTTTGAGTGTCTTAAAGAATTTATTAAGTTATGGTGGCTCTTGTTAGCGGCTGTATTAACTGGTGCTGCTAGTTTACTTTTTTTTCAGGAGTAACCCATGTCAACACCACAAGAACTAATTCAGCGTTTTTTGCAAAACATTGCTGTTCAAGATAGAACCCCAGGCTCAAGCTTGGAGCAAGCAAGAGGCTTGGTTAATATGGAGAACGCTGCTAATCAACAGCGCATGGCTGAGTTTGGTGGTGGGCCTGTAGGCCAGCAGAATAAAGCGGCAAAAAATTCCATGATAGAGGCAGAAGGGCGAGCAAACCCAGTCCAAATGACACGAACAGGGATGGTCAAAGCGTATGAGCCAATTCGTGCTGGAAGAAACATTATTGAACAACAAGTAACAAACCCAACAAAATATAGAATGCCTCGCGCTAGCCTTGCTGGCCCGGTTGGTAAACTTCCGATTGTTGGCGCACTCCCGATGCCATCTGTTATTGCTGGTGCTCTTGCCGATGATGAACAAAAACAATTAGGTTGGCGCGAGAAAATGATGCGGTTCCTTGGCCGCTCTGTTGGCGCTGATATTGAAAATCCAGACATGATTTAAGGAGATTTATAATGGCTAGTCCTCTTGAGGTTCTAAAAGCAGCCGCTAAAACAGTAGGCAAGCGTATTGTCGGGGATAACTCTGGTACGCAAATCAAAGAAGGCATGAAAAACAAAGATGCTGTAGACCCGAATAAGGCCGCTAGCAAGCTTGGTGGTTACACAAAAAAGCTTGGCGTAGACCCTATCTTGGAGAACAAAGCGGCAAAAGAAAAAGCTTTGAAGGAATTGGAGTAAATTATGGCAAGCACACTTGAAACCCTCAAGAATGCTTCGATAGTTTCTATTGGTTCAGGGGTAAAAAGACCTGTAGAAATGGCAGAAAACAACTCTGCTGCCATTAACCAGATGATCGGGAAGATATTTACAACCCGTAATTTGGTGCATTTTGCTCATTGGGCAACTAATTCCTTTGCTGCACATGAAGCTTTGGGCGACCTTTACGAAGACATTGTTAAGCAAGTAGACGAAATCGTTGAGGTTTATCAAGGAAAGCATGGTTTGCTTACGGGTTTGTCTTGCCCTGCTGCTGATATGCCGCTAGATATATTCAACCATATTGTTAATGAGCAAGGTTGGATATGTGAAAACAAGCGGAATATTGCCAACGGGTGTGAAGCTGTAGAAAACCTGATTGACGAACTTGACGCTGCTTACCTTAAAATCATCTACAAACTAAAGAATCTTAAATAATGCCATCGGTCAGACCTCTTATCCCGCAAGGTGTCGGCCCCGGTGAGGGCTTTATTAATGTTGTTACAAGCAACCCAATTACTATTGTTGCTTGGGGCTTTAACGGTGGCGAAGATGTAGTAAACGTTGCTCTTAAATATCAAAGCACTCCACCAAACCAAAATGATCTTTACGTTGATTGCTGGCGTGACGGTCAAAGGGTTCAAGTCAAGGCAACAAATAATCCTGTAACGGTTTATGGCCCCGGCTTCTTCCGTATTTATAAAGACAGTACGGAGGCGGTTGGGGCCGTTGCTGTTGCGGACACAAATGCTTGGTATCATGTCTTTTATGTTGACGGAGCTAGCACGGCAGACTTTGATACGGCTGGCGCTGTCACCGTAAACGACTCAAGCGGCAATCCAGTTAAAGGGAACGTTGCTGCTGCCGCTGTTGCTAACCGCATTAACTTTGCTTACTCCTATGATACAAACACACAAGCTGGCCTTTCGGCAGGGACAGATAAAGACTGTGTTGTTTTGGTTGAAGGTGATGGTGGCGCAGGGCAGGCAATCAGCTACTTTACGATTACAAGAACTGCCGTTGTTCCTGTTTCGTGTGTGCCGCCTGCTGATAACAACGCTTAAGGTCTTACAATGCATTTTGTTGAGACAGTTGATTATCCTAACCGAAGGATTTATCTCTCTATCAATACCGTCGATGCGACGATTGATACGATAGATATTTATAAAGAAGTGCGCGAAATGCGTAGGCTTGAAGAAAGCCACAGAAAGTTCCCACCTATGATAATTGCGGGGGGGAATATTGAGAAAATTGCAGGAGTTTCTTATACGGCCGCTTATGTCCAGCTTCTAAGGGGTTGTAGAATTGTCCCATATAATGTAAGTCATGCATTAAAGATAGTGCGAGATACATTTACAGATGATGGTTTTTCTGGTCGTGAGTGCTTTGATCGTTTGCCATTATCAGAAACAACCCATGTAGACATTGACTTTGAAGTAAGTCAGGTAGAGATACGAGTTATCTACTCTGGTGGTAGCGCACTAACACAGCAAGAACATGATCGTCTTTTTGCGTTGCCACAATTTACTGTTGGAGTAGATAGTGTCTTAACACAAGAAGAACATGATTCCGTAACTGCTAGTGTTCCTCTTGTTAAAGATGGTTGGACTGCAATAGTGCCAAGGGTCTATACAGGGTCGTAATACAATTTAAGGATATAGCGAATGGAATTTAACTCTCCGAATACTGTTGGCGACCCTAGTGCTGATCTTGAGTTTCTACGACAGGCCCTTGAGCAGCCAGAAGATAATGTAGTCAAAGAACTTGCCAAGCATATTGAAAAGGTTTGGCAGCAGAATCAAAAAGACTGTAAATCTTTCCGACAGGAGATGATTAACACTCTTCGTCGTGTTCGTGGTGAATACGAGCCAAAGAAGCTTGCTGATATTCGTTCCTTTAAAGGCTCTGAAACCTACCTTCGTACCGCTGAAAACAAAGCAAGAGCCGCAGAATCTTGGATTAAAGATATTTACCGTAGTGACGAAGAGCTTCCGGCTGCTATTGAACCAACAATTATCCCTGATCTTCCAGACGAGCAAATAGCACAAATCCAAGTCGAAGTTCAGCAAGAAGCCGCCATGATCCAACAACAACTTATGGCTGGCGCTTTGATTGACCCTTCTACTGGTATGCCATTAAACCCTGAGAAGTTTGGTCGGCTGCTTAATGACTACTATCAAGAGCGTCTTGATGCTGCAAAAGAAGACCTTGTTAAAGAAGCAAAAGAACGCTGTGAACGTGCCGCAAAAGAAATCCGTGACCAGAATCAAGAAATTGGTTGGGATAATGTTTTTAACGATTTTGTTTATTATTTTACCCGCTTGAAAATGGGTATTATCAAAGGCCCAATTCTAACCAAGAAAAAGAAACAGATTTGGCAACCTGATGAAACGGGGGCTTATTCTCTTCAAACAATAGATACACTTGTTAATGACGCTTATTGTGTTTCGCCTTTTAATTGGTTCCCCTCGCGTGGGATGAAAACACCGCATGATGGGGATACAATTGAAATCCACGAACTCTCCAAGCAGGCTCTTAATGATCTGATTGGTGTTCCCGGCTACGATGAAGCTGAAATTCGTGCTGTCCTTGATAAATATGCAAAAGGAAGCATGAAAGCGAAGTGGTTTACTATTGAAGATGAAACAACTGTGAACCAAGTCACAAAAGAAAAGAACTTTACTAACGCAACAAACCCTCCTACGCAAAATTCTCCTGAAACAAATTCAGACAAGATTTTTGCCCAAGAGTTTTATGGTAGTGTTTCTGGTCGGCTTCTTATGGAATGGGGGATGAAAGATCAAGCAAACCCTGAACTCCCTGCTGCTCTTGACCCTGAAATGCAGTATCAAGCGAACTGCTGGAAGATAGGCGACCATGTTATCAAGGCTGTTATTAACCCTGATAGTTTGGGGCGCAAGCCTTACCATGTTTCTTCTTGGGCTAAAAACCCTGAATGGATTGTTGGCGAAGGTCTTATTGAGTTTGCCGCACCCATTGAAGATGCTCTTAATGCCATAACAAGGGCGCTCATTAATAACATTGCTATTGCTTCTGGCCCAATGGCAGAGATTGATAAAGACAGGGTAGATACCAAGATACCGATTTATCCTTGGCGACAAATTGAATCGACTTCTACACAGATGAAAGCAGAAGGGCCAGCGGTTAATTATTATCAGCCCAACATGCATGCTAACGAACTTATTCTTGCATGGCAGTTTTTTGGCAAGCTTCTAGATGAAATGACTGTCCCTGCTTATGCACAAGGAGCTTCGCAGAGCGGAGTAACCGCAGGAACAGCAACAGTCTTTACTCAACTGCTTGCTGCTGCTTCTCGTTCTATCAAGGCAGTAGTAGCAAATATCGACAACGATATTATCTCCCCCTATATCCAAATGTGCTACGACTACAACATGCGCTTTGGAACTGACCCAACACTTAAAGGCGATGCAAGGGTTGTTGCTAAGGGTGTGAGTAATCTTCTTGCTAAAGAGCAAGCGGCACAACGTAAGATCGAATATCTGCAACTCGTTATGACTCCTGTGTTGAGTCAAATTCTTGGCGCTAAGAACTTGGGGGCCATTGCTGCTCAAATTGCTAAAGCCAACGATATCTCTCTACCAGATATGAAGCGTCTTGAAGAAGACGATAGTAGCGAAATGATTGTACAGCAAATGCTAATGGCACAAGCAGGGATTGATCCTATGCAAATGAATGGTCAAGTTGCCAATGGTGGCGGTGCTATTGCTCAAGGCCAAGGAATGAATCCTGATGGAAGTAAGGCGGGAGTAAACAATGGGTGAACAAGAGAAGATCATGCTTAACAGCCTAAAGACTTCTGCTTACGGGCCTGAATTTCTAGAATACTTAAAAAAGATGCAAGATGAAAACTTTGCTGCTTTTCGTGCTTCTAACTCGGAAATGAACGACATTCATAAAGGATTTGCAATTTGCGTTGACAAACTACTTAATGCTTTTAGACAATGTGACAAAGAAGTAGTTAAACAGAACTTTGATAATCTGATTTAAGACACATACCCAATAACGGGAGTGTCCATTTACAGGGCGACTCTTTTACGAGGCCCAACAGGAGAACCACAATGAGTTTCCCGAAGCAAGTTGAAGAAGCCGCGACTCTAGCAGAAGAACTTCACAGTAAAATGTTTGCTGTAGAAGAAAATACTGAAGAGGCGGCACAGGAAGAAGAGGTTGTTGAAGAACAGGTTCAGGAGGAAGAAGCCGCTCCCGCTGTCGA